CTTGTTGATAAGTTCGATTCGGTGGTGAACTGTTATAAAAACCTCCGCGCAGCGGGCTATGACGTGCGGCTCATCGACTACACCGACCCGCATCCGCAACTCATGAGCATAATTGAGGAGTTTGAAGCATGATTGAAGAATGTCCCTACCCGCGCCCCACCACCGTTGAGCAGGTCGCCTCGGTTGACGGGTTGCTCTACTTCGTATGGGAACGCGAAGTAGTCAACATCGCTTATAGCAGCGGTGTGGCTCCTCCGTTTACCGAGGACCCTGTCCTGCGCGATTACAAGTTCACGAACATTCGTCGCCGGGATGACCGCGTTTCCCGCTGGATCATCAGGTATTTGATCCAACCCGATGAGCACCGCCCTGACCTGTGGTTCACGTTGCTCATCGCTCGGCTCATCAACTGGCCGCCAACGCTGCTCACGTTGATCTACGAGAAGCAGTTGCCCGTCGCGCCGCGTGACTTCTCACCCGAGGCGTTCAGCCGAGTGGTTGAGGACTATCGCAGCAAAGTTGATAAGATCTACAGCGGGGCGTATATGGTTTACCCCACTAAGAAAGACCCCGACGGTTTGAAAAGCCTCGCCATCGCTCGGCATATTATTCAGCCAGCCGCGCAGCTGCAGGAGCCGATTGAGGAAGAGCTCAGTTACGCCAAGCCGAGCATTGAGAAGTTTGTGAACCTGCTCGCCGGTAGTTTTGGCATCAGCACCTTCATGGCTGGGCAGGTGGCCGCCGACTTGACCTACTCGGATGAGCACCTGGGCACTGCGTTGGATCTCTACACCTACGCTCCCATAGGGCCGGGTAGCTTGAGAGGGTTGAATTACCTAACCGGGCGTAAGCCTTTCGCGGTGTGGAACCCGGCGCAGTTCAACAAAAAGCTCATCGAACTGAACGAAGCGATCAAAACAAAGCTCGACATCACCGACCTCACCCTACACGACGTGCAGAACGTCATGTGCGAGTACAGCAAGTACGCTCGCACTGTGCTGGGCGAAGGCGTCCCCAAGACCCGATACAAACCCGAGAAGGCGTTCTAAGATCATGTCCTATACAATCACAGCCACCAACGTCAACGAAGCGTTCGCGGAGGTATTCTGGAAGCTCCGCACGTATCCTACGCACCTGCGCAATACGCGTAACGGACCCGCTATTACGTTCACAGACACTTTCATCATCACTTACCTCAAACCTCAGGAGCGGGTGTTGTTTCATGAGGGGCGTGACGCCAACCCGATATTTCACCTGCTGGAGTCGATTTGGATGCTCGCGGGGCGTAATGACGTCGCGTTTCTTGAGCGGTTCAACAGTCGCATCAGGCAGTATAGCGATGACGGCGTGACGTTTAACGCTGCGTACGGTTACCGCTGGCGTCGGCACTTCGGTTTTGATCAACTGCTCGCGGTGATAGACGTGTTACGTCGCGACCCCCAGAGCCGTCAGGCGGTGGTGCAGATCTGGGACCCGGCCGATCTCACCAAGACCACCAAAGACAAAGCCTGCAACACGCAGATCATCTTTGAAACCCAAGCCGGCCGACTCGACATGACCGTGTTGAACCGTAGCAATGATATCTGGTGGGGTGCGTTGGGTGCTAACGCGGTGCATTTTAGCGTGCTGCAGGAGTTCATAGCCACCGCGCTCGGAGTGCCGCTCGGGATCTACCGGCAGGTCAGCGCCAACATGCACCTCTACACCCACCTGTACAAAGCCGACCAGTATATCAGCCTCCCGCCTCAGGCGAGTGAATTTGATAGGTACTGGCGGGGGATGGTTACGCCGCGTGCGTTGATGACCGAGCCCGACCCACAACTGTTCCTGTACGAGTGTGAGTGGTTCTGCACCGACCCGCTAGCTAACAACCCGTACCGTAACACTTTCCTGAGCGAAGTCGCCCGCCCGATGGCTATGGTCAGTGCGGCTCGCCGGGCAGGGGAAACGGGCCGGGCGGAGGCCGCTTCGGTTCGGGCTACCGATTGGCGTAGCGCAACCATGGACTGGGTTGAGCGGCGCGAAGCAGCTCGCAAGCGCTAATTTTGCGTTTCAGAAAATGTGGCCTATACTTTACCGTTCTAGCTTTATAACTTTTAACTTGAGAACTCTGACATGAGAAAAACCCTTCAGTTCATCATCAACGGAAGCGAAGTCAAACGCTTTCACACGCTCACGACCCTGCAAACTGAAACCGTCGGTCACCATTCGCATGGTGTTGCGTGCTTCGCTCTGCTGCTAAACCCGGACGCCAGTCGTCAGTTGCTCCTGGCTGCGTTGTTTCATGACCTCGCCGAGCAGTATACGGGCGACATCCCCTCGCCAGCCAAACGCGAATACGGCATAGGCGATCAGGTTGATAAACTCGAGCGGCGGCTAATGCTCGATGCGGGCATCGTGTACCCCGAGCTCAACGCCTGCGATCAGCGCACGCTCAAGCTCGCCGACATAGCCCATGGGGCGGTGTTCTGCCTACGTGAGGTGCAGCTCGGCAACCGGCGGATGCTCGAGGTTCACGATCGTTACGTTGCGTACGCGCATGAGTTTATCCTGTCGGGTCGTGAGCTTGACCTTTTCAACATCATCAAGGGGTTACGTTATGAGTGCTAACGAAAAGCAAGTCGCCGGCTCGCATTACCGCTCCGGCATTCAGCACTGGGACTACGTCGTCGCTAACGACCTTGACTATTTTCAGGGTCAGATCACTAAATATGTGACGCGTTGGAAGCGTAAGAACGGTCTCACGGACCTGCTCAAGGCACAGCACTTTCTTGAGAAATACATCGAGATCGCTCGCCACACTGAGCAGTCCGACGGTGCTGAACCGACCTCCGGCTACACTAATCAAGACAGATGAGCACCTGGGTGTTTGATACCGAAACTTACCGCAACCGCACGTTGTTCTGCGCCAAGAACGTAGACACCGGCGAGTGGTTTGACCTATGGCGTCACGAGCCGGAGGCTCCTGAGCGGCTGAAGAAGCTGCTCACCTCCGGGGGCACTTTCGTAGGGTTCAACTCGCGGGAGTTTGACAATATCATCGTGGCGGCGTTCTGCAACACCCGCACGGAGGCCGAAATCAAACGCATCGCGGATGATATCATCGGTAACCGCCTAGCGCCCTGGGCCGCGATGCGTAAGTACATGCTGCCCGAGTTGCGTTTTGATTCGATCGACCTGATCGAGGTGGCTCCTTCGTTTGTGGGGTTAAAAGCCTACGGCGCTCGCATGCACATGCCTCGCCTTCAAGACCTACCCATTCATCATGCCGAACTCATACGCCCCGAGCAGGAAGCCACACTGCTCGAGTACTGCCACAACGACGTTGAGACCACGGCCGAACTACTGCGGCAGCTTGAAAAAGAGGTCCTGCTACGGGTGGAGATGAGCCGGCGTTACGGCGTCGACATGCGCAGCAAGTCTGATTCTCAGATGGCCGAGCAGGCGTACATCACCAGCATGCGCCTTCAGCGACGGGAGAACGAAATCCCCCGTACGGTGCGTTATACGCCGCCGAGCTTTTTGCGGTTTCAGGACGCGCAGTTGCAGGGACTGCTTGACCGGGTGGCTGAGCACACGTTCATCATGAACCAAAACACCGGGCATGTGGTGCTGCCGGACTTCCTGGGCGAGCGCACTATACCGTTCGGCACCGGCGAGTATCAGCTCGGCGTGGGAGGTATACATAGTGTTCACGACCGAAAAGTATGTTACGTCGCTGGGGCCGACGTCATCTGTGACATTGACGCCGCTAGCTTCTACCCCAGCATCATCCTTGAGTGTGGTTTTGTGCCTGCCGGACTGGGTGAGGACTTCGTTCGCGAGTATCGTAAAATTTACGAACGGCGGCTGGAGGCCAAACGTTCTGGTGATAAGACCACGGACGCCACGCTCAAGATTTCTTTGAACGGCACATTTGGCAAGCTCGCTAGCCGTTACTCGGTGCTGTACTCGCCGGACTTGATGCTCGCTGTGACGCTGACTGGGCAGTTCACCCTGCTCATGTTGATTGAGTGGCTTGAGCTGGCTGGCGCGACCACGCTTTCCGCCAACACCGACGGTATCGCGATTCGGTATCCGACCGCGCTCGAGGACACTATTCAAAAGGTGGTGCGTCGGTACGGTGAAATTTCTAAGTTTGCTTTTGAGTTTACACACTACCGCGTGCTGGCGATGAAAGATGTTAACAACTACATCGCCGTCAAACCGGACCGATCGCTAAAGGTTAAAGGTATTTACGCACCGTTGTCGCTCAAGAAAAACCCCACTGCGCAGGTCTGCTCA